CCTTATATTTTATAACAGGATTTACTTTTTTTGGAGAACTGTTTGAAATAATTACATCAGGGAACCTCCCTAGCTTTTCTGAAAGATCCACTATTTCCGTGCCGGTTTGTGAAAACAACGCGATCCAATTAGCAAATTTACCATTCATGATTTATTATAATATTGTATTTAAATAATACCATCATCCCAAACCTTATCTGCTAATTTATATTGTAATCTATTAGCTTCTGCTTCTCCTGTACCAGTCCATTTTTTATTCTCCCATTGCCTTATATGAACCATCTCATGAACTACTGTGGCTATAAAATCTCTTAGACCTTGGTCTTTCGCTATCCATATTGTATATTCTTTGTGTTTGGTCCCTTCCGCGGAAGATCCCCAACAGTCAATCTCCTTATAAGGAACTATCTTAATTTTAACTTTTGAGTCTAAACTATTTTGTTCCAAAAACCAATTAACTACCCGGCGAGTATACGATTCAAGCGACATTATTAATTAAGTATATCAGAGTTCCGAAAGATATTATAATAAAGATCTTCATTTTTCTAGATCTATATTAAATAATCTACACCATTCTTTATGGACAAGGACTGGAAATTCTATTTTGCTAGTGTTTGCGTATTTCATTCAGGAGCTATAGCATTAGCCCTTTTTGGCTTAGATTGGCTCGGTTGGTCGATGATGGCGTCAGCTGTCGTCCTATGGGTTATAGGCATGAAACACGATCAATAAGATTCTTGAATTCATCTACATTGTAAAGAATATTGTGCACCTGCTCCCCATCAAGGTCTGCATTAATAAGATCAGCTAATAATCCCGAAGGTTTATCAAGCAAACCAATATCTTTATAATACCTCTTATTAAGAATCCCAGCAACAACAGGATTTGATGTATCAAGTGATCTAATGCTTTTCTCCTGTGTATAATGCTTAAATTCCTTAGCTAAGGAACAACCTAAAAGGTGATGAGGTTTATCATAATTCCAAATCCCGTCTTCCTGAAGCATAGAAATAAAACGCTGTCTACCTTTACATTGCTTTTCAAGAGTATCAACCGGACCATATTGATTAAGTTTAGTAGCAGCAATCGATTTGTACCAAGAATAGTCAAAAGATATGGCAATATAGTCTGCATTATCGCTCATATACTTGTAACAATCAACCAGCTCTTGATATGTTTTACCCTGCACAACACCAATTTTAAGACCAGGTAAATCACCGTAAGCCAGACAGAATTTATGAAAAGATGATCTGGTTTTAAATCCATCTTCCAGAACATCAGGTACCACGTAATATGTAGGTTCTAGCTCCTCAATATACTCTACAAATTTCTCCCTATCAAACGCTTCTCCAAGCTCAAAGATAGAATTATCTAATAAGACCTCTCTACCGAGAGTTTTAGATGCTTTAAAGAATGAATAGTATTCCGGATTGGTTTCAAACAAATGAACTAAAGCATAATCGTAATCATTATATTTTCGCGATCTTTCTAAAAACTCAATTGGCGTTTCATGACTTACTAGCATGCTTTTATTATAAGTGTTATAATCAAGAATCAAGGATAAATATATGCGATGTTTGTAAGAGGTTCAAATGCTGGTGTAGAATATAAAAGAGAAGATTTTAACTTCTACAAGGGTATTGTAGTTAAAAACTGGGACCCGCAAAAGTTATATAGAGTTAAAATATATATACCCGAAATCTCAAACCAACCTCTAGAGGATTGGTTACAAGAATATAAGAATTTAAATTTTAGATTTCCGGGAACTAATAACGAAAAAGACGTATGGAAAGATGCAAAAATATTTGAAGAAATATCTAAATTTTTACCTTATGCGGAAGCATGCTTCCCCATATTAGGTGAAAGTGGCCCCGCTAGATATCAATCACCAGAAGAGTTAGCTGTGCTGACCGATAGTGATTACGAAAGCGAGTTTGAAACAAATAATACTGAACCTCCTGACTCTAGTACGGGTAGCTTTGGCCCCTCCTTTTTTTATGAAACTCTAGCTAATGGTATGGGAGATGCTTTTGGTAGTCCTTTAGGCAACTTCGCTGGTAATAATAACCCGTATAGCTTACAATATAGACCAAGTAAACATACTAATAAAGCAAAAGGTGTGTTTGGAGTACCAGCGGTGGGTGCACAAGTTTGGGTATTTCATTATCGTGGAGATTTGAACTTCCCTGTGTATATAGGAAGTAGGGTTGATTATAGACAAACTGTTCTAATGACCGATTCAGATAATGATTGGCAGCAAACGCTTGACTACCCGGGTATTTTCGAAAATTTAATGAAAGAAAGTGAATGAGTAAGAAAGAAGAACATAATGAATATAGAAATAAGTCTATATTAAATCAAAGAGGAGCCTCTATTGATATTAATAATTCTACTGATAGGGAAGAAATAAAAATTTCACAATACAGTGGTTCAAATTTTACTGTAAACAATTTAGTTAATAGTGAGCTAGCTACTAATAATAAACAAACGACTATAGTAAATGATAGTTTTGAGTCTACTGGTAAAACTAAAAGCTCATGGGCTGGGAAAGATCAGATTGAAAGAGTCGCGGAAAATACTTATTCTTTAAAAGGATTTAAAGACCAAGCACAGTTAGACAACGCGGAATTATGGAAAACTACTTATAGCGATATTGCTAAAAACAATTCGAAGTTCCAAATTCAAAGAGGTGGTAGTTCAGGACCTAATGGTACTGGTACCGATAAAAGCGGATCAAGAGGTGACAATTCAACTCTTGAACAAGATATAGCAGTTCCAGACTACGTATTTGAAAACTACGGACCAATACCTATCAGAGATTCTAAAGTAGATGAAGTAGTAAATTATACACCTGTAACTCCTCTAAAAGGCGATACACCTGTAACTAAACAGCCTGATCCAAATGAAGATGTACCAAAAGGTAATGTGGTATATGAAGAAGGATATGAGAAAAATGCAGCTACAGAAGATGGTACTTGGGATCCCACGTCAGAGCATGAAGAGTTACCAGATAAAATAAAAGAATTGCAAGATACCCTGAATACAATAGAAGGTCAAATGGGTAACGCAGGTGACGTAATCGACTTTACGAAAAGAAACAAAACACAAACTATAGGAGCAGTATTTAACGACTATCCTTCAGTTCGTGTAGATCCTAAAGGAAGATCACAACCTCAAGAGGTTGTAGTTGGAAAGAACTTGTCTTTTGTTAATATAGGAGCAGCCCCACATGTTGAAGAAGTTGATAATAATATGAACTTTCCTTGTGGAAACTATACGTTAACCGTTGGAAACAAATATAATTTATTGGTGGGCTCCGGAGGGTTGCAACTTAAAAGCACTGGTGTAGTTGAAATTGCCGGAACGGTAGGAAGGTTCGTAGGAGAGCGAATTGATATATCTGGTAAATCAGGCGTGACTATATCAAGTAATGCTAATGTAGAAATTGCTGGGGTAGGTAACGAAGGTCACCCTGGTGTTCAAATCAGATCAAACCAATCGGTATTCATTGAACCCGGGCTTGGTGTAAAGAACAATATTATTGCTGCAGGTGGAATTTATTCTGAAGGCGAGCTTTTTGTGCACCATGTTACTGCGCCTATAGAGATTCAAGAAACAGAAGATACTATATTATGTGGAAGATTTAATACCAATCTTGCAAGAAGGTTACTTATCGCTGAAGCTAATATAGGAGGAGCTTACTATCCAGTATATGCACTGCCTTTTGATGATCTTATTGTTAACTACCCCCATTCACATCACTTTAATAATATACCTCTAAGATTAATGACTTCAAATACTGATTTGAGAGATATAGCTACCGGAGAAGGTATTAATAGAACAGGTTATTCGACACAAGCGTTGGAGGTACGAAACGAGAGGAAGAGACCTCAATAAGATCTACAAAATAAAGTCTACTAATCCTAACTCTACGCATGTCTTAGCATCAAACCAGAGATCGCGTTTTAGTATAGCATTAAGCTTCTTCATAGGTACTTTGGTATATTCTTTATATATTGATTTAATAGTTTCCATTAAATGCGCGTTGTTTTCCATATCGTCTTCCAATTCAGTATATTTACCATAAGCAGAAGAAGAAAGCTGATGAATTAACATTTTTGAATACTTACCTATATATCTTTTGTCGCATACTACAGATATAATAGTAGCAGCTGACGCGCAACCTCCTTCAATATAAGAATGTACCTCACACTCTAGATTTCTAATACAATCTACAGTAGCTAGCCCAGCAAATAACGAGCCGCCATATGAATTAATTCTTAAATTAATATGCGGTTTTACATCTAAGAAAGTTTTAGTAATGGTAAGTTTTTTATCTAAATCATATAAGACCGAATTTAATTCAAGAGCATTTGATTCTAATATATCACCATAAAAGTATACATTATTTTCTGAGACTTTTGTTACGCTACCACTACCACCACCGTTAGTAGGAGATGTAACAACAAATTGAACCGGTTCTTTTTCCTTTTCTTCCTCTTCAGAAGAATTAATATATTTCCATTTCATATGATATAATATATATTATAAGAGAATAAACATAAAATCAATAATAAATGTATATTGTCGCACAAGTCTATACGCAAACCTATAAATAAATAAAATGGAACCGGAAAAATCCCTACTGAGAGAATTTTTAAATGGTGGTTGGGTTGTACCTCTGATAGGAGCTGGAGCAATGCTAGCTCGGTTATTATCCGGTGATGGTGGGTTGTCCATCAGACAGCAGTTTAAAAAAATATTAACAGCTGCAATTGCAGCTGGTATTGCATGGTTTATATTAGAACAGACAGAAATTTCTTCCCTTACGAAAGCAGTAACGTACGGTATTATCGGAGTAATATCCCCAGAAGTTATAACAGGAATTGTTAAGTTAGGGAAGAGATTTGCAGATAACCCAGGAAAAGTACTCAAAAAATAAAACCCAAATAAAATGAAACCGAAATGTTTAGTCTATATATTATCAGCTATTATAATAGCTTTTGTCATTAAAGGCTACTTTTGTGCAGAAACATTGCAACGATCACTCCATGCTATAGAGAACGGAAAAAATACAATAGATGAAATCAACGGCTTATACGTATATGTTGAAGCGTTTAAATCTCATTTAATTTTTTCCGGAGTATTAGCATTAGTAATTGCCATTTGTTGCCGATTAAAGGCACCTCAGTAACCAACTCTCGAATAAGGTGTATACTATTTAACCTTCACATGATGTGCAGGTTAAAATTGATCTAGCTAGCTCCTGAGCAGGGTTTGCAGACCGTTGATAATATAAAGACTTTATACCTTGTTGCCATGCAAAAGTTAACAATTCGTTTACTTCCTTCGGTCTAGTAGTTGGCGGAATCATTAAATTAATCGATTGACCTTGGTCTATATATTTTTGGCGAGAAGCTGCTTGTATTATAATTTCCTTCTGCGATATCTCACCAAAAGTCTTAAATATTAATTTTTCTTCTTCAGATAAAAAATCTAGATGTTGAACTGACCCACCTTTAACTAATATACTCTTCCATATCTCTCTGTTGTTTTTATCTTTCTCTTTTAAAAGCTTCACAAGCTCGGGATTTTTAAAAGTAAACTTACCCTTAGCTAAATCTTTAGTAAAATAATTACTATTTAAAGGTTCAATAGAAGGGCTAACTTGACCTAAAATAAAGCTTGAAGACGTTGTGGGAGCTATAGCTACTAACAAAGAGTTTCTCTTATTGTATCCTCTTAGGAGCTCTGGTTCTCCAAAGAGTTTAGCTAATTCTACTGTAGCTTCGTCTGTTTTTTCTTTAATTCTAGAAAATATAGCCCCGTTAAGAAGTTTAGCTTCCATAGACTCAAAAGGTATTCGTTTTTGTTGAAGTAAAGTATGCCATCCTAATACACCAACACCAATAGCTCTCTGTGTCATTGCAAACTTTCGAGGCGCCTCCATATGATCTACCCCCTCTGTTTTATTAATAAATTCAGTCATGACTGCATCTAAAAAGTAAACCAATGTTTCAATAGCGTCAGTTTCAATTATCTCATCCCACTTAGTTAAATTCAGAGAAGACAAATCACAAACAAACGATTCATCATCACTAGAAGATAGAAATATTTCAGTACATAGGTTACTTGAATATATTTTTTTGCCTTTATCCTTATAAACCTGAGGTGCATTGTTATTAACTGTATCTGTAAAGAAAATATACGGGAATCCGGATTCGTAACGCTTCTTAATAATTTTACCCCATAATTTTCTCTTTTCCTTGTCCCCGGATAGCATAGCTTCCATCCACTTATCTGTAATACAAACTCCAATAGATAAATCTTGAATAGAATTACCTTCAGATTTAATACGTAAAAACTCTTCTATGTCATCATGATCTATAGGTAGATAGGCAGCAAAAGATCCCCTTCTTACATTACTCTGACTTACATAGTTAATTAATGAATCAAACACGGCAAGTTGAGTGTGTACACCAGTAGCTGAACCACCAGATGAAATAGGTGCTCCTCTCGGTCTTATCGCGCCAAAATATCCTGATGTACCACCGCCTACTTTTGACATGGTACCTACTTCTCCAATTTTATATAAAATTTGTTCCATATCATCTGGGATAAAAGAACCGAAACATGAAATGGGTAACCCTCTCTCTCTTCCAAAGTTTGACCATATAGGCGAGGATAAAGAATAAAAGCCTCTATGCAAATAATCTAAAAATTTCTTTTTAAACCCTTTAATATCTAGATATTTTTCAGCTGCAGCAGCTATACCCTTCATTCTTGTCTCGGGGGCTTCTTCTGGTAGAAGATATCCTCGTGTTAAGAATTTTCTAGAATCTGCATTTAGCCAATATATATCACTCATCTTCGCTTAATTTATAGTAGAATGTTAACAGGACTCTAAAAAAGATCTTCCTCACCAAAGGACTGATTCTTCTTAGAATATTCAACGGGTCTAGTGTGGAAAAAATCGGTCATATTATTACCGAGTAGCTCCTCTTCAAACCACATTGTACTATCAAGCAGCGAATTATCAATATCAAATACAGGCTTAAATTTAATTTGCGTTAGGGATTCGTTAATTCTATTTTTTATAAACTCTTTCAGTACAGGAGCTGATATGCCTACATCCGCCATACCGTTAATCATCCAATCAACGATTTTACTTTCTGCTTTAAATGCTTCTCCAGCTTCCTGTAGAATTTTATCTTCAAGCTCTTCATCAAAAAGCTCAGGCATCTCCTCTCTAATAGTATTAATAATTTGTATACCTACTAACGCGTGAATATTTTCTTCGTTTCTAGTATATTTAACTTGCTGGTCTGTATCTTTTAGTACATTTCTATATCTAGCAAACCAATTTATAATATAAAATTGACTAAAGAGAGAAACATTTTCAACAAAAAGAGTGAACAATATAAGAGCATATAAGTATTGCTTCTTGCTATCCTTATAAAATTTATGAGTATACTTTCTTAAATAATTTACTCGTCCTTGAATCCATTCTAGTTTAAGATTCTCTTCAAAGACGTTTTCTAAATCTAACAATCTAAGAAGTCTCTCATAAGCATTATTATGAATGACTTCGGTATTAGCCATAACATAGCCTAAATCTTGTAGTGATGGGTGAGGTAAATTTTCACCAAGTTTAGCCCAAAAAGTCTTAACCGCTACTTCAATTTGACCAATGGCGGAAAGCGTCCGGACGATAATCTCTCTTTCTTGATCAGTTAAAACAGTCTTAAATTGTTGGATATCAGACTTAAACGAAAACTCTTTATCTGTCCAGAATCCACTATGCATAGACTCAATAAACTGGTCAGTCCATGGATACAAATTTGGTTTTCTAGACTGCTGCTCCGTAAATATATTCATATTTTTACCCTAATATGAAACTATAGAGGCATTGTTGAAGTTAAACCACCACCGGGGAGAGTAAACGTTTTAGCAAAACGCTTTCCACCGTGCTCTACAGTAACTGATACTAGATGCCCAGCAACATATGGTGGTGAAACTATATTACCACCCGTAGCGATAATTTTATATAACGATCCTGTCTCTCCATCAAATACTTTAATAGTACTACTTGATCCTTGTTGCACGGTGAAAATTTTTTTATTCATGGTCTCTTATTGTATTTATAAACTCCGATACCTCGGTATCGGATTTATGGGTAGCAAAGTTAAGTGTCTTAGATATTTTTTTATTATGAGCACTACTTTGTATTTTATGATAGTCTATAAGGTCTTTTATATCTTGAGAATCTACAGAAGGTAGTTCATCATCATCAATATTTAAAATATTTCTAATCTCCTGAACTGTATACCCCTTGTATAAATAATTTTTTACCTTTCTTGTAATAAAATATTTTTTAAGGTTCGCTTCATCTTGATACTCAACCACCTTTTTATTAAAGTAGTCTTTACCGAATGTATAGGTACTACCAGTTATAAAACATTTAACTTTTCTTGACATAGTTTTTAGTTATTTTATTCCCAGGGAAAATCGATCCACGTTTCATCTGGAACTAAAACTCCATAATGATCAACTTTATTCTTAACACTCTTTTCTGCAAACAGTGTCGCATATCTTACTAATTTAAATTTATTTCCTATACGCTCTTTAACATAATTAATAGTATTACCGGTATCTATCTTATCATCAACAATTAACAATTTACTATCTTCTGGAAGCTTATCAAAATCTATATCCTGCGTAATATCTACTTTGCTGGTTTGTTTACCAGTGGTATCATCATATGAACTTAAACCTAAAACCAATAATTTAGCATCTAAGGCATAACTTATAACTGTTGCAGGTAAAAGACCGCCACGCGAAATTCCAATAACATGTGTAAAGTTTTTTTTGTTAATTTTAAATCGTAGTGCTAAGGATTTAGCTAAAAATCCTATAACATCATAATCAACTTTCTGTCTTTCCATATCTTATTATATGTCTTTTTTTTCAATATCAAATAAATATAGATGATGAACGATTTTGAAGAACTTCAAAAAATTTATGAAGGTACTTTTTATGTAAAGAATGGTATGAATCCACCGTATTCTGTTCAGGTACAAAATGTAAAGGGCATGCGACGTCCGGAAGAAGGGCCTGATCCATGGAGGGCGCTTCGAGGTAAGGGGTCTTCAGCTAGCTTATACGACAAAGGGATGTCAGGTAACTACTACACCCCGGGTAACCCTCTCGCAAATATTGGCGATGAAGAACAAGAACACACCCCACTGGCAAAGGATATTAAAAATACCGAGGTATTAGACTACATCGATAAGGTAGCAGCTATAGCTCAAGAGAAGGAAAACGGGTTCTGGATTCATGAGATAGCTCAATTAAGAAAAAACATTAGTGATCTGTAGAGCCTGGATAAGCTTTCTTAAGCATTATTTCAGTAGCTAAGTGTAATATAAAACAAACTGCTGCACTATATAGACTGAAGATAAAAATATTATATGGAGTAAAAGAGCTTATAATAGCACCAGTCCAAAACCCGGTGCATAGCGCGCAGTTAAGAAGGTCACTTATAATCCTATATTGCATTATCTTGCTTCGTATCGAGGCGAGTATTTCACCATACATTAATATATGGCAAAGCCCGTACGAAGCTAATGTATATAGTATAAGGTTATCCATTAAGAAGTTGCTGGTCTTCATTAATAGTTGTTATGGCATCGCCCATTAATTCGAGCTCATCCTTTTTAACTACTATTGAATTGCCGCTATCATCAGTTACTTTATAGTATACTTCATCTATTTTTTCAACTGTAGGGCAACCATTACGACCGCAACAAACTTTAACAGTACTGTCATCTAGTTTTCTAATCATTTAATATCTCCTTTAACGCTTGTTTTATTTTCTTAAAAGCTCTGTCATCTACATCGGTCTTCCGGCCTGGGGAAATCTCTTTATGTGTTGTTACAGTTGACAGGTCTCTAGGCCACCCCCATTCTTTAAATCTAGGGACTAACCACTCTATAGCAGAAGCCACTTCATCTTCTGTAAGTTCTCTCTTATTTGTATCACCGGAAAAAGCTAAGCCAAGTAAAAACCCATTACAATTAGTTCTACCCTTAAAGGTAGATTTACCGGCATGCCATGCTCTTCTATCATCTCCAGCAAAACAGGTACGTGAGCCATCTGTATTAATAATAACATGATAAGATACTTGTGATTTGGATTGTAAAATCCAGCTCACCGAACCATTATAAGAGCCTGAAGAGTGGTGAAGTACAACACCTTCAGGTGTAATTTTCGAGGAAGAAATATTTGGAGTCTTTTTGAAAGCTTCAGGATAGGTACCACCTGCTTTAGCTGATACAACTTCCTCAGATCTATCTATATCGCCACCTAAATCACTTAGAATTTCTCTAGCAGTATTAGGTCCATAAGAACCATCCGGTATAGTACCAACCTTTCTTTGAATAATTCTTGTTAGATCACCAGCAGTAAAGTTAAGAGTCTTTATAATGGCTAGCGCAGTATTCTTACCGTATATACCATCAGCAGAAGTACCTACCTTCATCTGTATTCGTTTAGTTAAGTCGCTTAAAGCCATATAATATATTTATGCAAAGCTTTTAAAAAAACTATAGTGGAAATATCTAGCAACGAAATAAATAATTATATGGACATTATACTTAACTTCATTAGTGATAAGCCTTGGTTCGGTTTAGTTGCAGCTATTATTGCAGGTGCCGCCGCTTTTTGTGCTGCGACTCCTACGCCTAAAACAGGTAGCTGGAAATCTAAA